CCTGCTGAGCAGGAGGGTGAAAAACATCCTGCTCAGCAAGGGGATATTTCCGAAAAGGCCCCCCATGCAAGTGAAGGTAGTGATCTTTTTGCTCAGAAAGAGCCTGAAAAGGCTGTTTCTCCTGAAAAATCAAATGGTTAACTCTAACCTGGCACAGTTACCTACTTGTTGTAACTGTGCCAGGTGACACCAAGCGATTTTTCGCGAAGGTGAAATTTCAAACTTTTCTTTCATTTTTAAGGACTAAAAAAAGTGGCTAAAAATAGTGCTCGTACTCATAGAAAAAATAATCGTTTTTCTATGATTCCTAATTCTCCAATTCAGCGTTCTGTATTCGATCGTTCTCACGATTACAAAACAACGATGGATGCTGGTTACCTGATTCCGTTTTTTGTTGATGAAGTCCTGCCTGGAGACACTTTTAAATTACGTGTCAATGCGTTTGTTCGAATGAATACGCTTATTTCTCCGTTTATGGATAACGTTTTCATGGATACGTTCTTTTTCTTTGTCCCGTCTCGTCTCGTTTGGGACAATTGGCAACGTTTTTGTGGAGAACAAAAGAATCCAGGCGATAGTACAGATTTCTTAATTCCGTCTTTGTCTGGCACTAATACCTTTATAAATGGCTCAATATTTGACTATATGGGCTTGCCTACTGGAGTTTCTTTAGATCCCTCTAATACTCCTATTAACGCCCTTCCGTTCAGAGCTTATAACCTTATTTATAACGAATGGTTCCGCGATGAAAATCTAGTCGATTCGATTCCTGTTCCGACTAATGACGGTCCTGACCCGATTTCTAATTACACTCTGCGTAAGCGTGCTAAACGCCATGACTATTTTACTAGTGCCTTACCTTGGCCTCAAAAAGGCCCTCAAGTTGATATTAATTTAGCTTCTAATTCTGTTGTTCCTGTTGAAATGTGGTCTCGTACTGATCCTAATACCGCCACGAAAGCTAACTGGTCTAATGGTGTTGGTATTCATTTCGCAGACGGTATTAACTACGCTTCTATGTATTCTGATACTGGTGGTGATCATGTTCAACGTTATTCTGAAGCTCATCCTGATGTAGGCACTGGTCTTAGAGCTATTCTTTCTCCTAACGTTCAATATCCAAGCCACCCAAATACTTATGGTAATGGTTACGCTAAAGATCCATTTGTCTCTTGGCCCTCGATCGAAATCAATGATTTAAGACAGGCCTTCCAAATTCAAAAATTTTATGAAAAATGGGCTCGCGGTGGTTCCCGCTACACGGAAACCCTGCGTGTAATGTTTAATGTCATATCTCCTGATGCTCGCTTGCAACGTCCTGAATACCTTGGCGGTACTCATTCTCGCGCTAACGTCGTACCGACTGCACAGACTAGTAGCACTGATAGTGTTTCTCCTCAGTCTAATCTGTCTGCTTTCGGCGTTCTCGGTGATTCTGCCCATGGTTTTAACAAGTCCTTCGTCGAGCATGGTTATGTGATTGGTCTCTGTTGCCTCCGTGCTGATATTACGTATCAGCAGGGTTTGAATCGTATGTGGTCTCGTCGCCAGTTGTTTGATTTCTACTGGCCCACACTGGCTCATTTAGGCGAGCAAGTTGTCTACAACAAGGAAATCTATACTCAAGGTACAGCAGCCGATAACGGTGTATTTGGCTATCAGGAACGTTATGCTGAGTATCGATATAAACCGTCGATGATTACTGGCAAGCTACGTTCTACTGATCCTCAAACACTTGATGTTTGGCATTTAGCTCAAAAATTCGATTCTTTACCCAAACTCAATCAGGATTTTATTGAGGAAAACCCCCCGATTAATCGTGTGATTGCTGTTCAGAATGAACCGCAGTTCTTTGCTGATTTCTGGTTTGATTTGAAGACTTCGAGACCTATGCCTGTGTATTCAGTTCCCGGACTAGTCGATCACTTCTAATCTTGAAAGAGCCGGGTTATTCTGTTTTTACCGAGCCGACGCCCGCAAGAGGCAAGCGGGGCGATGGTAAACACGGAAATAACCCGGCGATCAAAAAATGTGAAAAGGACTACAAATTATGGGTTTATTTAGTTCTATTGGTAAAGCGATTAAGTCAGTTACAAAGCCTATTTCTAGTTTTATCTCTGGCTCCGGTATCGGAGACATTTTTGGTTTCGGTTCTGATGCTCTTGGTTTCTATAACGATTTGACTGGTAACTCCGCGAAACAGCAAAAAGAGCTGATGGCCTATCAGGCTCGGCTTCAAAATGAATCGTGGAAATACCAGATGTCCAATCGTCATCAATTGGAAGTCGGAGATTTAAGAAATGCTGGTCTAAATCCTATTCTCTCTGCTAATTCTGCTGGTAGCGTGGCTGCTGGCATTCCTAATGGTTCATTGGCAGATTCTGATAGTGCTCGTTATGGTGCTCGTTCTTCTGCCGCTTTAGCACGTCAAAATGCTGCTCAGGTAGCTTCTTTAGTACAGACTAATGCAAGTACACAGGCTCGTAACGAGGCAGAGGCTAAGGCTGCCTTAATGAACGCTGAGAGTAATCGTATGTCTGCGATAGCTGGTGCTAATCGTAATAATGCGGAAGCCAGTTATGCGGCAATTAGGTCTAAGAATGAGGCGCTTTATCCGAGTAATCAGCCTACGCCGTTTAAGTATATTAACTCTGCTAAAGGTTTGATCGATTCGATTGAAGAATATTTAGATCGGCACTATGGATCGTCTTCTAATGGCTCTCCTGATCGCAGACAGAGTTATGAGGTGTTCATCAATGGTGTAGGTGGTCGTCAGTAAAAAATCGTTCATAGAACGTTTTTGGAGCTTTTAGGAGGATTTATGAAAATCACAAAAGATTGGCTAGATCAATTCTTTAATATTTTTTCTCAGTTAGGTAAAATGCTTTTGTATCTTTATCAACTATTTAGAGGAAAATTATGAGACGCCGTCGTCTATCCCGCAAAGCTTCCCGCCGTTTTTTCCGTAAAGGACTCAAGGTTCGTCGTCGTAACCTCCGTGCGAGACCAATGAGAGGCGGATTTAGAATTTGAGGTTCCACGTGGAACGGAAGGTGTCACTAAAATGGCGCCTTTTTTTTTATGACTTGTTATCATCCGATTACTGCATATTGGAGTAGGACGCTTAAAACTAAATTAGGCACTCCTGCGATAACGTTTAAATATTCTGATGCTGACCCTGAGCTCGGTGAATTTCAAATTCCCTGTGGTCAGTGCATTGGTTGCAGATTAGATCGCTCGCTCGATTCTGCTGTGCGAGCCCACCATGAGAGTCAACTATATGATCAAAATTACTTTCTTACACTTACGTATGACAATGACCATCTTCCTCCTTTCGGTAGTCTTATTCCTCGGGACCTCACTTTGTTTTGGAAAAGAATCAGAAAGCGTGGAATTAGTCTTCGTTACATGGCTTGTGGAGAATATGGGAGTACTTATGGTCGTCCCCATTACCACGCTATTATTTTTAACTTGCCTCCTCTCCAACTTCGCCAGATTGGCTCTACAAAGACTGGATTTCCTACTTTTGTTAGTGACGTATTTGCTGAATGCTGGCCTTTTGGTTTCCATACTCTTAATTTCGTCTCTTTCGAGTCATGTGCTTATGTTGCCCGCTATGTGACTAAAAAAATTCTTGGTGATGGAAAACAGGTTTATGAAAAATTTGACTCAGAAACTGGTGAAGTTGATTGCCGAGTGAAAGAGTTTTCCAGATGGAGTACCAAACCTGGTATAGGTCACGATTATTTCATGAAGTACTGGAGAGATTTCTACAAGATCGATTGTTGTTTAATTAATAATAAAAAATTCAAAATCCCTCGTTATTATGATCGATTACTCTTTAGGGAACATCCTGATGTTTTTGAAATTGTTAAGCAAAAACGGATACTTAGTGCACAAGATTACCGTTTGACACCAGACGCTCAAAAGAGTAGATTATTGGTCAGAGAGGAAGTAAAACGCTTACGAGCCGAGCGTTTACTTCGACCTTATGAGGCTCAAATTTCGGAGTATTTAGAAAATGTCTGATAAAGTTTTAGTTAGTGTTTTTGATAAAGTTGCCAACCTGTACTCACCAGTTATGGTTGAAGTTAATCAAGAATCTGCTATTAGAAATTTCAAAATTGGTGCTAAACAAAATGCACAGATTTCTGCTTGTCCTGGGGACTATGAACTTCGTCTTGTCGGCTTTTGGGATGATGAAACAGGCAAAGTTGTTGGTTATATGGATGATAAATCTGTTCTTCTTTTTAAAGCACAAGAAATTTTCCCGGCTGAATAGTTTGAGTACAATTAAAGAGCTCTCAATTCCCTGAGGCCACCCGTAGGTTTACCGATGTCGGCCCTACGGGTTTTTTTCAAGTGAGGTGTTTAATGCCTAAATTCTTTACTAAATACAATCCTCCAAAGGTTCCTGGTTGGAACTCCGATCAAGAATCTAAGGTTCAGGAGCAGTTTGCTGACGCCTGTCAAACTGATACGATTATTCGGAAGTACAACACGATGGGTGTTAACCCGTTTATTGCTTCCGGCGACAGCCAGTATTTGGATACAACAGAAATTCCGAGTTTTGTGCTTGCTCAAAACTCTCAAGTTAAAGTCAGAGAATATTTTGAGGGTTTACCCTCAGATATCCGCCTTGAGTTTAACAATGACCCGGCTCAGTTCGCTGAGGCGGTTCTTGATCCCCAAAATGCTGATTACCTCCGAGAGATCGGAGTTCTTGCACCCCTCCCCCCCTCTGGAGGGGGGGGGGGGGGACACCAAGC